CAAGAATCCTAATAAAACCGTGCAAATCTGGTAATGTGAGTGATGTCTCTTTCCCCTCGCCCTTCGGGGCGGGGGGTAAATACCTAATTTTTTTTCAAGAGGCAAATAATGACAAATAACAAAATCCTGAAAACTAAGGAGATTACTGCTACAAATACCGAAAGCCTTGAGCGTAAAGTCGCTAAATACATTATGAAAGTTCGCCCAAATGGCGGGGTAGATCCCCTTGAATTCTTTGAATGTCGCGCCTATCTTAATAAACCAATCAAGCGTATGAGGATTACACACAGTGTCTAAAGAAATTGAAAACGCAGTAGAAACATTCACGTTGTGGCGATCTGGTTTCGTAAATCGTTATCACTCACACCATGAGCATAGCCTCAGAAACTCGGCAGATCTCACAGACGCACATTCTGCTCGTATGGTAAAGCTGCTTTTGTCTCTTTTTAAAAAAGAAGTTGACCTACAAACAGTTTTGTATATCATTATGCATGATGCACCAGAGTTTGCAGCAGGTGACTCACCTCATCATGCTAAAAACAAATCTCCTGAACTAAAGAAAGCTCTTGACAATCTAGAATCTAATGAAATGAAGAGGTTTGAATTCCATTGTTCAAGGAGCTTTACTTACCCCGCAGCAGTTACAGACCGCCAGAAAGATATTGTCAGAATGTTGGATCAACTTGATAGCCTTCTTTTTCAAGCTTCTATAAAACCAGAACGCATGGGTCAGGAGCAAACTCTGATTACTGGCATCCTTAGTCAGGCATCTAAACTTGGTGTTCGTCAAGACGTGAGCCTTTTGATCTTACGGGCTTTCCGATTCTACGGATCAAACTATGACCTCGGATCAAACCCAAAGACAAGTGATATGGGAATGCAATCGGAGGCGTATCGAGTATGATTATATTCTACTGGATTCCCGTCATATTATCTTGGGTCGTCTACACCATAGTATGGTACTTCGATGCACCTTGGTGGATTGATTACCCCATATTTGGACTAGCTAGTGTTGTTACAGGCCTAGTGCTAGTGTTCTTCTTAATACTGTCTAACAAAGACGGCTTCGGTCCAAGGTTCTAAGAGAAACTATCTGAAGGGGTAAGCTATGAAAAACGAATATCAAGTAATTACGCTTAAAAACGGTTATGAAATGTTTCTTGGAGAAAATCAACTTAAAGAAATCAATAAAGAATTTATTAAGAATGGAGCAATTCCTTATGAGTCTACTAGAAAAGTCGAAGCCAGCAAGGCAGAAGTCACAAAACAAAACGCTCAGTTCCCAGTCGTCGTTGGACTCATCAACGACAAACTGTCACACACCTACGAAGATAGTGATAGTGAAAGGCCAGTCGAAGAAATCTTCAAAAGCATGTTCTGGTAAGGCCAAGACGCAGGATCAGACTAAAGGATCGGTAAACCCTAGGTTTAACTTCTCTGGTTGGGGAAATAACCAAAACATAATCAAGAACGATCAGCCCCTTAGTTTCTCTATCTCTGGGACTGCAGCTCGTTACGGGGTTTCAAACTCTACTGCTTGGAGAACTACAAGGCTAAGGGAACCGACTTTCGGTAAAACTGGGGATATCCTTCAGGTCGTCGGAGACTACGATGATTCCTTTCGTATGAGAGCATGTCAAGAGGCTATTAAAGTAGGTCCTACTAAAGCCGCAGAAAAGTTTGGATGTAGTAAGGATTCTATCTATAACTGGTTAAAGGTGTACGATAACACCCATAACTACTTCCATAAGTAAGATAACAGGAGGCGGTGTGGAAGCATCAGAAACTCTAGAAGCCCTCGAACAAGACCTAAGTTACCGTCTTGAAAATCTTGACACCAGAAATGGTGCCTACTGGCTCACGGAAGAGAAACTATCTGCGGAAAACCTTATCGCCTTCAGTTACCCCCATGTTCTGAGAGCAATTGAGCGAAGAGGAACGCTGGTAGAGCTATCTGCTTCTATTGGTCGTAGGCTAAGACAAAAGAACAAGCTACCACAAAACTCTATTATGGAAATCCATGCTGGGTGGTTTATTGTAATAAGTTTCATAGACATTGGCTTAATTTCTTACACAAAAGAAAAGACAAATCGAAATACAAAGGTCTCTAAGCACAGGGCCTATGTTATTGTAGCAGAAGATTGGAAACGTCTCAAGACTCTGATTGATACAATTAATATGGACAATTGTGACATGTTTCCTGTCAATATCGTCCCAGCGCCTTGGGTCAAGGGATATCCATACCACTCAACTACTGGCACACCAATTGTTAAAAGAGGGTCTGCCATGCAACTTGACCCATTTAAAAGACCCAGCGAAGAAATGGAAGTGCTTTTCTATGTTCTAAATAAACTAAGCAGCACTGGATGGAGGATCAACAAGGATGTCTTTGCAGTCTATGAACACTTCATGGAAAAATCCGAAGACTATAGTGAGTCTCCGTTCAAATATTATAAAGAGGTCGACAACAAGAAAAGACGGTCTATGCTAATAGAAGCGGAAGCCGTCCAAAAGCTTGCAAATCTCCACCTCGATAAAACTTTCTACCACTTATATAACTTCGACTTCCGTTAATCCTATGGCGGAAGTAAAACTCTGTGAATTCGGTAAACATCCAATGTGACAATACCGAGCCAAGCTAATTTTTAATTAGAAGGTGTAGAGACTATTATGTAGAGCCAAGTGGCTCGAAGCGCAGAGGCCTAGTATAGGTATGATATAGTCCGATCTTCTTAGTAATAAGGAGCAGAACATGCGAATATGGAAAGATATTAAAGGCTTTGAAACCGTATACCAAGTATCTAATAAAGGAGAAGTACGTCGTTTAGATACTCTTGTTCCCTTCAGTGGAACTATGGCGTTAAGAAAAGGTAGATGTCTCAAGCCTACTAAAAACTCTAAAGGTTACCTGACTTTAGTTCTATGTTATAAATCAAAGAGATGCACAAAAACAGTTCATCAGCTTGTTGCGGATAGTTTTATCTTAAAGGTGCCTAGCTTGACACAGGTTAACCACATAGACGGAAACCCACTCAACAACAGCCTTTGTAATCTAGAAAGATGTACTCCTTCTTACAATCAACTTCATTCTTACAAGATGAATGGAAGGAAAAACCCAATAAGGAAACTTACAGAACTAGAAGTAATAGAAGTAAAGAAGAGACCTAATATGAGGAGGAAGGCTCTTGCAAAAAAGTTTAATGTCACGGAGTGGTGCATAAAACAAATAAGAGCTGGAAAAACTTGGTCGCATGTTACGGTAGAAGACTAACGATCTTCTGCGAACAATATGGGTAGGATTTACCCCAACACGGCATTCTTACATGAACAGTCTTCAGATAACGCTCGCGGTATCCTAATGCTGGACGAACCAGTCCCGCTAGGTCCTAACGGCCAAAAGTGGTTATACACCTATGCTGCAAATGTATGGGGAGAAGACAAGATACCGCTAAAAGAAAGAGTTGAGTGGGTAGAAGATAACTTGCATTATATTAAAGATTACGCGCGCGATCCGCTTTCTCATCGTGGATGGATGAAAGCTGATAAACCTTTCTCTTTCTTAGCCTCTTGCTTTGAAATTGAAGCCTTGACTGCGTGGGAAAAGCGAGGTGAAGAATCAAAAGATTTCCCGTCTTGCCTACCGGTCTTCATAGACGGTAGTAACAATGGTGTTCAACACCTTGCTGCTATGTCCCGTGATGAGGAGGTTGCGCCTCTTGTCAATCTTGTACCTCAAGCTACCCCCGGCGATGTATACATGTTCATTGCTGATAAGGTATGGTCTAGGTTAGAAGACATGCGTAGCAAACTACCTAAGAAAGTAGTAAATAGATTTAGTGCTGTGCAAAGTAAGGGTATAGAGCTGCAAAAGAAGTACTCTGAAGCTCCTCTTGGGTCAGATCGTAAGGAAATTGCCTATAAGAATCTTATGAAATGGAAACAGAGTAATAGGGATCTTAGAGAAAAGCTATTCCCTGTCTATTGGCTCAAATTAACTAAGAAACAGAGGAGATCAAGCGTCAAGAGAAATACTATGACACTCGGTTATGGCGGTACCTCTTACGGTATGGGTCAACAAGTAATTGAGGATACCAGAGGTATTAACGATTATCTGAGAGACAAGGACTATCTCTGGGGTATAATGTTAGGAGACTTAGTATATCGTACCTGTTATGATGAACTAAAAGGCCCAGCTAGAATGCTTAGGCTGTTTGAAACCCTTGCGGAGAGAGCAAATGAAGAAAATAAGCCACTTACATGGCATACACCAACTACTGGGTTTCCAGTGGTACAAGAGTATCGAAAAGCAAAGGCTGTACGCGTACGCCTACAACATGGACCCAAAACTCTGTGGGTCCAAATTCAAGTTTGGGAAGAGAGTACTCTTAACGAAAGCAAGCAGAAAACAGGGGCTGCACCAAACATCGTACATTCGTTGGATGCTGCACACTTGGCCCATACTGTACATGATTGCTCATTTTCAGTTGTTGTGGTACATGACTCTTTCGGTTGTCATGCCGCCCATATGGAAGATCTCTTCTACAGGGTACGCAAAACGTTTAGACGGCTACATGAAATAGACCCTCTTAGAGAGATCTTAGAAGAACTTAACTCTTTAGATCTAATGCCAGAAAGAGGCAAACTAGATCTTAGCAAAATAGAGGAATCAGACTATGCTTTCGCATAATATAGTAAAAGTAAATATATCAAGAGAACGAATTGAGAAGTTAAGGTCTCTTGGTTGTGCGGATTATATTCATATTGCTTTGCTTGAACGCATTGAAGAACTGGAGTCTGAAATAATAGCAATTTACAGCCCAGATCCCTGTGTAGAGCCTACCATAGTTTTTAAGGGTATGATGTTCTGGATAAGAGCACCGGGTGCATTCCAAGGTACTTTACCTGAAGATGCTGTTTGTCTGTTCAAAGTAATAGGGAGGGCTGATATTGAAGGAGCTATCGTTGGAATGGTCACCTATGATCCAGAGTCCGACTCAAGAGAGAAACTTGTCGCAATTCCGTTTGGATTGTGGCCTACAGTTGCAGTTAGGCAGTGTCTTCATTGACCCGTTTGACGACGCTCAGCACTGGTTGAAAGGAAAAGATGAGAAAAGAAGAATTAGATGAGCTACTTGACGAACTGAAAGAAATATGCGAGGATCTTAAGCTAGTCTACGTTGGACTCTTTTTACCTCCCCACTCTAAAAAAGACTATGTTGCAGTAGAACTGACAACCGCTAACCAGCACGCTAAACTTTTGAAAGCATTTGAGCGATCAGAATTTTGTGATATACTCTGGGGTGCTATACCTTACATACACCCAGCAAAAAGAGAAGGACGTATTCTAATTGCTTGGCCTGTAACATAAAATTAGGTGACGTTAAAGAAGAAGACAGCGCTAAGTGCGCACTATAAGAGAGCAAAATTTATAAGTTCTCGAAACACAGGATGTAATAAAACATGACAATTATCAAAGATGCTACCATTTTCTGGTTGAAGGCTGACCCTAACAACCCTGTCAAAATCGGAGAAGATAACGATGGTAATCCTCGTATGGGTTGGGAAGTCGAACTGCGAACAGAGGACAAGGCAGAGGCCAATAATTGGCGTAAAGAGTATAACGCTACTAAACATGTAAAAGCTGTTCGAGAAGACAAAGACGATGAAGAGTCGGCTATTCTTTTCTATCGTTGGAAGCTTCGTCGTAACCAGTTTAAGGCAAACGGCCAAGAGTCCAACCCGCCAGAAGTCCTTCGTGGTGATACAGGAGAAGCCTTCAGTGATCCAAGGATTGTTGGTAATGGTTCGGTTGGTGATGTTCGTATCTTCACACGAGAATTCACGCACGATGGTGTGACTAAACACGTTCATTACTTTCTTGGTCTCTCTGTTAAAGAGCTTCACCGCTATGTGCCTCAGCCTAAAGAAAAGTTTGAGCACGTCAATTCTATGAAGGTTGTTGATCCAGACGGAAGTGATGATGGTGATGTTGGTTCTAAGGCACTAGAGGAAGCTGATGCCCAACCAAAGAAGGGTCGAGCAGCACCAAAGAGTAAAAAGACTACACCAAAAGATCTTGATGACGAAATCCCTTTTGACCAAGGGTGATAGGCCATGAATACCACCGAAGAGTGGCGTCTATCCCCCAGCTTGACCGATTACATGGTTAGTTCAGAAGGTCGTGTAATGCTTACCGGCTCGAAAGTATAAATAACAAAAACAAGGGGGGGCTATGATAGTCTCCCCAAACAACCGAAAGGGTTGAGAATATGTCTGAAAGATTCATGGAGTTCTACAGCGGTGATCTAAGCCTAGTAAATGAAAATTACAGCCTACACTTTATTGAAAGTGGACCCTGTGCCCAAAAGGGTTACATCATGCCTATTGGAGATGGGTGGTATACTATGGTTGATATGCGAGCGCATATGTCTTTAATAGAATCGGATGCTCGTTACAATAATATTGATATCTCTGACTGGGAATGGTTCTCTTGTAAAGTATTGGACGATCCTTATGAATGGGCTTTCTTCTTTGGGAAAACTTATGGCAACGAATGGGAGGACAAACAAGTGATTAAAGCAGATCTCCAAACAAAATATCAAATTGAGATGTGTCGTGACCAGTTTGAAGAACGAGCGGCAATCATGGCAGAGGGTAACCACTGGTCTCAAGACTTTGCTGCAGACAAAGTAGCACATCTCTACGGATACATTAGTGCAGAAGCCCTGCGTTATGATCTCTCTAAGGCACTTGATGAAATTGAGGAAGAAGCTTATAATGGATGATATCTTTGAAACTGAAAAAGAAGTACCGTTTGAAAAGCAATTAGCAGACGTTAAAGATGAAGAGGTCTGTGTTGGTTGGTGGGTCCCCTACGTATTCAGTGTCAAGAGGTGGAGAGATGTAGTTGCCCGAAACGGAACAGAGAAAGAACAAACTTCAGCGTTTAGAAGACATAGAGGAAAGATGTATGACACAAAGAGACGCGCAAACTCTCATAACCACCACAAAAAAGGGGCAATCCCAGTGTACGCTAAGAAAACAGACCTTCTCCAGAGTGAGAAGGAACAGTCTTAACTATAACTAAAGAAGAGGTATTATATGACAACAGAACGTGAAAAAGGCCAAAACTCGGTGCAAGCTAAGCATCACCAACTGATTCCGGCAGAGGAAATGATCCGAGCCTTGCAAACTGGTAGGGACATTGGATACAATGACCTTGCTGCCTACATTGGTAGTAAGATCGATCCCTATGTTACACCGAGTGTGGTCAACGCACTAAAGTATCAAACTCGTCTCGGTCGAAAAGATGATGAGCGTATTGAGCTAGAAAAGGCAATCTGGTATCTTATGGATGCTCACAACCGCATTTCTGATACACAGAAACAGCCACGGGAATTTGCTCCTTGGGCACACATGGGAAAGATTAAACAGTGTAAAGACCTTGGTGTAGACATGAGTCTTTTTTATCCCGGTATTCCTAACGAGACTTTCCAAGGAGGAGACGAATGGCTAGACAAAGGTGTGTCTACGACACTGAAGCAAACGGATTCCTAAGAAGCGCAGACAGATGGTTCTGCGGCGGTATCATAGACCTTGATACTAAGGAAGAAAAATGGTACGGTCCTCTCGAATTTGAAAAGTTCTTAAGAGACCTATGTACATACGATGTCCGCGCTGCTCATAACGGTGCGGGCTACGACGAGTACCTACTTATTAAGCTAGCAAGACTTAACGGTATAACATGGTACAAGCATGATCACGATAAGTTTGTTGATACCCATGTTATGTCTAGAGTGCTCAATTATGATAGGTTTGATGCTTCTGATCGGAACTATCAAAACTATCTAAAATGGCGGAATGAACAGGGTGATTTTGGTTTGTCTAAAAAACCTAAGCTTGTCATGGGTGATAGCCACAGCCTTGCCCGATGGGGTATTCACCTTGACAACTACAAAGGTGAATGGACAGACTTTACTAAGTTCAGTAAAGAAATGTTTGAGTATATGAAACAAGACGTTCGTCTTATGGTTCCTATTTATAAAGAGCTACTAGGCGAAGTAACCCATATAGTCGAATCAGGGCAGAAGAACATTGTAAGAGCTATCCAAATTGAGACAGACTCTGCTAGAATTGCCGCAGAACAACTCATTAACGGTTGGTTAATTGATCGGAAAAGCGTTTGTGATGTTATCGATAAAATTGACAAACGTATGGATGAGATTACATCAGAAGTTAATCCTCGTCTTGGTAAAGAGCCTCAGAAGATCAGTGGAGATCGGAAAGGGTATAAATCTGACACCATAAGATACACAGACGAGTACGATCACGACAACTTCACTGGTGGCTTTGCTAAGAAATGGGCTGTTCAAAAGAATGGTCTGTTCTCGAAAGCACTTCGTGAAACCTTTGACTTACCAGAGGATGCAGGTAAGAAGAACAACTACGGTGTTTGGGGTGATTACTGTCGTGTAACATTCCGTGATGCTGATATTGGTTCTACAGACTCAGTTAAACGATATCTATGGAAAATTGGCTGGGAGCCAGATGACTGGAATGGTAAGTGGGAGTTTGACGAAAGAGGTAAACGTTATTGGAAAAGGACTTCCCCAAAGATTACTAGTACTTCGTTAGAGTTGCTTGATAACGCAGGAGACATTAATGAGTTCTACACTCTAAGGTCTCGTAAATCAATTATGGATGGATGGGAAGATCATTTCTCTGATAATGATCGTCTCCACGGAGATGTTATTAATATTGGTACACCAACCTTTAGACAGACTCAGTCCGTTATTGTAAATCTACCATCAGGTAATGCTACACTTGGAAAAGAAGTCAGAAGCCTCTTTATTGCTGAAGAGGGTTGGTCTGTTGTGTCGGCTGACTCCGCTGGTTGTCAGCTAAGGCTTCTAGCTCATTACATGAAAGATGATGAGTTCCTAAAAGAACTTCTCGAAGGAGACATGCATCAGAACAATGCTAATATTCTTTCTCGTAGTGCTACATCTATTCTTAAGTCATCAACTATCGTCAGCCGAGCAGATGCCAAACCCTTCATTTTTGCATTTCTTTACGGTGCCGGAGGGCCTAAACTTGCCAAGATTCTAAAGCTTCCCGAGTCTGTTGGTTTCCAACTCAAAGAGGAGTTCCAAAAGGCTTATCCAAACCTCGATAGCTTGATCAATCGTGTTAAAAAGATCGTAAAAAAGCAAGGATTTATCGTAGGTCTAGACGATCGACATATCTATTGCAATCAGCCTCATAAAGCTCTCAACTACCTCATCCAAGGTGCTGAGGCGATCGTTATGAAGGCAACTATCTCCATGATTTGGCGTAGGTTTAAGGAAGAGGGCATTGCCCACCGCTTCCTATTGTTCTATCATGATGAGATCAATATTGAAGTAAGGAACGATTACGTTGAAAGAGCAAAAGAAATCATCATTGAGAGTTTTAAGGAAGCCCCGAAAGAATTCGGTGTTGACATTATGGTATGCGGGGATTGTAAAGCTGGAAAAGACTACTTTGAAGTCCACTAATCATAATAAGAAAGATGGGGTACACAATCGATGACCAAAGTTAAAAAGATTGACGACACTTATAGCATTGAGTTCAACGAAAACTTTAATGATAAACCCGGTAGAGTCTTGAGACATGGTTACTACACAGGTCTGAACTTTCACCATGACCTACCAAATTTCACTCTTTCTATGTGGTATAGAATTCTGGAGCTTGAAGAGTTCGTAAAATCGGAAGGTCTAAATGTCCCATAAGACTAAAAACAAGAAAGAAAACAGGCTACCAGACATATTGATTAACGTTGAGAATAAGTCTGGAGTCACAATTATAGACTTCCAAAGACAACCTACTGGAGACCCTATGAAAGTGTACATATCAAGAGATGGGGTTCTCCAAATTGTTCAAAACACAGACTTTGGAGTAGACACAGTCAGGTTTGACGTTAGGTGCCTCGCAGCACTTCTAAAGGCTCTAGGTGTAGATTGGGAAAATGAATTTGAAAGAAACTTCTCTCTACACCCCCAAAAGTATGGGAAGAAGGTATAAAAGGATACGCAATGGAGAAGAAGCCAAAGAATATCAAAAAGGTTAATAGGTTGCATCCTCTCAATGGAGGAAAAGAGTATCACCCGGTTACAGGACAGCTACGTCCAAGACCTTTTGAAAATGAAAGAGTCAATGACTGGAAATGGTTCAAACCAAAGACTATTCGCGGGGCAAAAAAGTAAACAATGGATACTAATATGAACAAATACGAATACGGAATTACCCATGAAGAGGGTGAGGGAGAAGAATACACTTATCGATTCCGACTAGAGGTAAAGTCTTTTCCAAATGTTGCAGTTGCTCTTAGTGAACTGGCATCAAAGAAAGGGACAGATTACCCAATTGAGATTGTATCGGATCTCCCAATTGGAAAAGATGTTGCTTTTCAACAGGCTTATGAGGGGGTAATGACTGAAATCCTAAGTGCTGTAATGCAAGGAATTGATCTTGACCTAATTTCAGAGGAAGATGATAATGCAGGAAGTAATCCAGTATAAGCCAAAGAACAGGAGACTCTTGATCGATGGTGATATTCTTGTTCACATGGCTTGTTGGCAAAAACCAGCATCTAAGGCTGACTTAGAAGAGATGGAGTGGAGAGGTGCAAGTCTTAAGGAGATAGAAGCAGCAAAACAAACCTATCAGCCTTCAATTGAACACGCTCAAGACCGTTTTGAGCATTTTGTAGAGCACATATTCGAGAGCCACTACATACCAGAAGAAGAGGCTGTGTACTCAATGGCAGTTGGCAACTCTCAGGATAACTTTCGAAAGAAAATACATCCAGAGTACAAGCTTCAAAAAGCAAGGGCAACATCTAATAAGAAAAGAGCACCTTATATTGATGAGCTAAGGTTCTGGGTAGTAGATGTATTTGATGCCCATTACTGTCAAGGTTACGAAGCAGATGACGCTATTGGTGTCTGGGCTACCAAGCTAGGGGAAGATAACTATGTTGTAGTCACGGTTGACAAAGACCTAGACATGATCCCCGGATATCATTTAGACCCAAAAACAGAGGCTAACGCTAAGAGGCGTTGGCACGTCAATGAGGAACAAGCCGATATATTTTTCTGGAAACAGATGTTGACCGGCGACTCCATTGACAATATTCCGGGTATAGAAGGAATAGGACCAATCAAGGCAGGTAAGATTTTGTCGGGCTTGACAACACCACAAGAACACAAAGAGGTGGTAGTTTCTGAGTATGGTCTTAAATACGGTAACGAGGGTTTCAAGAAGCTTTTGTTCAATGGTAGTCTCCTTCATATCTGGAGGACAAAAGGAGACATTTGGACATTTGACCCGGAAGAATACAAAGAAATCACCAATTCCCACACCGTTATTGTCTAAGGACAACCTAGGCCACTGGTCATTCCGAAGAAAATTTAGAACTTCGGAGTGGTTTGGGTTTGTCTATTGTATCACAAGAAAAAGTGACGGTAAATTTTACATTGGCAAGAAAGTGTTTAGGTATAACGGATTAAAGAAATCACCTAAATACGGAAAAGAACATTCTTGGAGAACCTATGCGGGTTCGTCTAAAAATCTTAAAGACGATATGAACAAATTGGGAAAAGACGCATTTGAGTTTGAGATAATTGATCTCTACAAAACAAAAGGTGGTCTTTACTACGGAGAGGCTTACCTGCAAATGCTCTCTAACTCTATAACCTCTACCCTTCCTTCGGGGGGGTACGCTTCATATAATCGTGTTATATCAGCAATTAAATTTGTTCCTCACGAAGACGTTTCCTCGGCTACAAAAAAGTATGCTGCTAAAATCAAACGTAAGATCCTTGAAAGGAATAAGAAAAATGGAATACAAAGTAGTTAAGTGTTCTGATAGGTATATATTGGAGAGCCAAGTTAATAGTCTTATGCAAAAAGGCTATAAACCTATTGGTGGGGTGTCTTTCTTGAGAAATGATAAATTTTCCCTTGAGAGTTGGACGCAGGCTATGCTAAAGGAGTAAAATGCCCAAGTATAATCAGATTTGCCCCGCTCATGGGGGCAACAGCTTCACAGTCTTTGATGATGGTGGTGGTTACTGTCATAATGCAGAATGTGGAGCAAAGTTTAAATCAGGGTCGTTTGATCCCGATACTGGAGAGGAAATAGGCATCGGAGAATATAAAACAAAGGAGGAATACTCTAAGAAACCAAAGGGTTGGTCTGATCGTAAAGACCCTAAGTTTGCCAAAGCTGTATTTGATGCCTATGACTCGGATAAATACGAGTTGAAGAAAATATCTCTACGAACAATGGAGCTATACAACTGTAAAGTATCCTACTTTGATGATGGGGACCAAGAAGCAGTTTATTATGCCTATAACATTGATGATGGTATTCCAAAAGGCTATAAGAAGAGAGTTCTACCTAAGGATTTCTCTGAAGGCACAGTAGGTGAAATGAAAGGCTTGTTTGGTTGGGGTCTGTTCCCAAACAAGGGTAAGAGGGTAGTAATCACCGAAGGCGAAGACGACTGTATGAAAGTACAAGATGGCAACTACGGCATCTATAAAAGACACTACCCTGTTTACTCTATCCAAAGTTCCGTTGCAACAAAAGACTTAATTGACGTAAGAGAGGAACTCAGGAAGTTTGATGAGATTGTTATCTGGTTTGATAATGACGGACCCGGTCAAAAAGCAACTAAAGAAGCAGCTAAGATACTTGGCTACGACAAGGTTAAGGTTGTTCAGACAGTTGATGGTGTAAAGGATGCTTGCGACTATGCAAAAGAGTATGGCATAGACCAAGTAGTTTGGGCTATTGCTGATGCTAGAGAGTATTCTCCTGCTGCTATTCTTAACGGTAAAGACCTCTGGGAAAGGCTAGAGGCATATAACAATAAACAGTCTGTACCTTACCCGGACTATATGGAGGGTCTAAACGAAAAGCTTAGAGGTATACGAACTGGTGAAATCACCCTTTGGACCTCTGGCACAGGCTCTGGGAAGTCTACCCTAATGAGAGAGATCGTTTACCACCTACAGCAGAGTGTCTCAAAGGAGACCGGAGAGGCATGGGTTCACTCCTCTAGTAGGGTGGGTATCATCAGCCTAGAGGAGTCACCAGAGGAGTACACTAGGAAGCTCTCTGGTATGGCTATCAACAAGAACCCCTCTTACGAAGATGTCCCTATGGAAGACCTGAGAGAAGGCTTTAATAAGGTCTTCGCAGATGGAGATATTCTGGTGTTGGACCATCAAGGCTCTATCAGCGACGGGTCTATTATGGACCACCTAGAATTCATGTGTCTGAAAGGTTGTAAGTATCTTTTTATCGATCACATTACAATTCTTGTTTCTGAAGGTTCAGACGGGCTTACTGGTAATGAAGCCATTGACAAGATTATGAACAGTCTCTTGCATCTAGCTAAGAAGTATGATGTGTGGATTGGTCTAATCTCTCACCTTCGTAAAAGAAACAACGACCAGAAAACTTTTGAACAAGGTCGTATTCCGTCCCTAGACGACATCAAAGGTTGTTTAGCTTATGACACAGAAGTATTAAGCTACAAGGGTAGAAAAGTAAAAGTACAAGACATCAAAGTTGGTGACAAGCTCATGGGTCCAGACTCATTACCAAGAACAGTTATGAGCCTAAAAACCGGTGAACAACGTATGTATAAAGTATCTAACAAAACATCAAAAGATTATTTTATCTGTAATGAGAACCATGTATTGACTCTATCAAGAAATAATAAAATGTTTGATATGAAAGTTAAAGACTTTTTAGATAAAAGTAAAAGCTTTCAGGTTAGGTGTAAACAACACTTCTCGGAAGGGTATGAACTAGATAATAAGGATCTTATTATACCCCCTTACTCTTTAGGGGTTTGGCTTGGAGGCGGTTCTAAGTCTGCTTTCAGGATCATGGATGCTTCTGACTTAGGTATTGCAAAAAGGGTAAGCAAAGAATTGAATGCAACTTTGAAGACACCATCTAATAGAAAGAAAGAATATTTCAACTTTGTAACTACTACAAAAGGTGATTTACTCAAAAAATTAAGGCATATTGGTGTTCTAAATAACAAACACATTCCTCCTGATTATAAGTTTAACTCTAGGGAAAATAGAATCCAGTTAATTGCCGGGTTAATAGATACAGACGGAACTTACTCAAAGAAAGACAGGTGTTTTTATTTTTACCAGAAAGATAAAACAATGGCGGAAGATGTAAAGGACATTGCAAGGTCTTTAGGTTTTTACAGTACTTGTCGCCCTCAAAAGATAACTTCAACAAGCTATTCTTCATATAACTCTACTATTTACCAAGTAACAATTTCAGGTGCAATAGATGAGATACCTTGTCAAAAGTCATCAAGAGTACCACCTAGTAGGAAACGTAATGACTGTCTAAAAAGAGGAATTATCATTGAGAAACTTAATGAAGATAGATACTATGGCTTTACCTTAGACGGAGACGGTAGGTTCTTATTGGGTAACCATATAATCACCCACAATTCTGGTTCTATCAAACAGATTTCTTTCGACGTCATTGGCTTTGCAAGAAACCAAGAGTCAGACGACGAGAGAGAGCGAAACACTATGATGCTAAGTGTACTCAAGTGTCGCTTCACTGGCCAAACCGGCCCTGCTGGTAAGCTATATTACAATCATAAAACTGGAAGGATGCAGGCTGATACAGACAAGTTCATGAGAGTAGAAGAAATGAGAGAAATCCAGAATTAAAAGGACAATACAAGTGAGTGATAATCTGAGGGCGTTACTTAACTTCTTTGGTGGCAACATTGAAGCTATAAGGAGCTTTGTAAATTGGCACTGGACCATGGGGACTTACCCGGCAGAAACAGCACGCGAAGTGCTAAAGGAGCTAGATAAGTATGAGCAATCAAAGAAAAATTTAGGTGACGTTAAAGATGAAGAATAACTACGGTGGGGTAGGGTAAGGAACCTACCTCATTAAATAACAAATTAGTCTAATAACTATCTAGGAGATAACATGTCTAAAGAAAAAACTGTTGAACACAACTACAGGTTTGTAGGATTCCTGCAACTACTGACCCTGCTGTTTGTGGGTCTTAAACTAGGCCAAGTTGGTGTAGTTGCATCATGGTCTTGGTGGTGGGTACTTTCACCTCTTTTGATCCCGCTTGCTATTACCCTCATCTTCATTGTGTTGGCTATTATTTGGGTTTTCTTTAACAAGAGAATGTAACAATGAATATCTTTGATAGCACAACTAT